GCTCGTGGTGCATTTCCGGCTTGACAGCGCGGCCAATCGGTGACGAAATAGAGCCTCACACCTCGCCGCCCTTTTGGGCCGCGGGGTTTTTTGTTGCCCAGCGCTGCTCCTCCCTGGCACTGGGCGAATTGAGGCCCTGCGATCCAGCCCCCAGCCCGACGCGGGGCCTCGATCTCATCTACGATAGCGATTGCTGACGCAGGAAGGCACCGCCAGCGCGTCTTTCGGCGCTGGAGGCTTCATGGTAGCGGGCAAGAGCCCAAACGCAAAATGGAACGATTTACTCGGGTGCGTTCGTCGGGGCGGGCTGCTCCTGCACCTGCCCAGCCGCAATCGCGGCCTGCCGCTCCTGGTCATTCCTCGGCGTGTAGGTCTCGCCGACCTTCCACTTCTTGCCAGCCTGGTCCGTAAACTCGGTCACAACCTTCGTGGTCTTCGACGCTGCGGCCATAGCAAGGCCCTCCTCCGCCGGGGTGGCGGTTAGGCCAAACGCGCACCGCAATTCTTTGGTTCACCAATCCTGCACCTCGCGCGCACCGCAGGTGACAGGGTCGGAGGCGGGCGATCCTCCGAGCAGTCCCTAGCCCGAACGCCCGAAGATCGCCCGTCTCTCCGCAAACTGAAGGATAACCAATGGCAGTCGACCCACTATGCGTTAGGGTGACGGATTTCGGCGCCATCGGCGACAACAGCCACGACGACGGCCCCGCCATTCGCGAGGCGCATGCTTACTGCACCTCGGCGCGCAGCGGCGCATATCTGCCCCTGCACTTTCCCATCGGGCGCTACCGCATCGACAGCGCCGGGGCCCTCCCACTCGTCTCCGGCATGCACTGGACGGGAGAGGGGCACGTCAACGACGAGAAGGAATATCGCTCGCAAATCCGCTACAGCAAAACGCACATGTTCAGCTTTGCCGGCGGCACCCGCGAGTTCATGGCCTTCAGCGGCCTCTGCTTCGACGGACGCTCCCAGCCCTACAATATGATCGAACCCTCAACCAGTCACCAGATCAACTACTCCACCTGGGACAAGTGCGGCTTCAAGAACTTCAACCATGTCTTCGATAATGCCCTCCTCGGCAACAAGATCAAAAACTGCTTTTTCCAGAATAACCTCTGCACCGGCAACTTCCGCGGCTCCGATAACATCATCGCCGACAATTACATCTCCGGCTCCAACTACAAGGCAGACGGCTCCAACAGCGCCAGCGCCGATGGCAACACCTTTGCTGTGAAGTTCGGCAGCTTCCGCCTCAACCGCTTCTTGCGCAACTTCATTACCGGGCGGCCGCAGATGGCTCTCGGATGCGACGGCGACTTGGACGGCACTATCATCGCCCAGAACTGGTTTGATATCTGCGATATGAGCGGCCTCGCGATGGAAAACAGTGCGGGCGGGATATTCATCGGTAACTCCTTCAACCGCTGCATGATCGGCCAGGACCCAGACATCGACGAGAGCTTCGGCACCGTGTCGGACGAATATGATGCCATCGTGCGCCTCGATAACTGCCAGGACATGGGCTTCTGGAACAACTGGTTCGGCTACGTCGAGCACGGCCTCCCAAAGGGCGAGCCCGTCAAAACCTTCCACATGACCGGCTGCACAGGCATCCAGATCGCCAACAACCTCTTCCGCGCCCCATACGAGCGCCTCGACGACAAGGATAACTGATGCCACGCGGAGGACGCGCGGGGGAGCACGTCTACACGCCAGAGCTCGCAGATAAGATATGCGCGCGCCTCTCCGAAGGCCGTGCGCTCAAGGCAGTCTGCAGAGATGACGATATCCCTGTTTCATCTACCGCAGTCAGACTCTGGGCCGATGCCGACAAGGACGGCTTTGCTTCCCGTTTCGCGCACGCGCGGGCAGTTCAAATGGACGCCCTCGCCGACGAAATCATTGAAATGGCTGACAATGCCACCAACGAGGACGTGCAGGCAGTGCGGCTGCGCGTCGACGCCCGCAAGTGGATCATGTCGAAGATCGCCCCGAAGAAGTATGGCGACAAGCTCGACCTCACCCACGCCGCCCCGGACGGCGGCCCGGTGCAGTTCATCACAATCTACGAGGCGAAGAAGGAGAAGCCTTGACGCTTCGCCGAAGCTGGCGTTTCCTCCCATAATGGGCGTCAAGGTCATCGGCAAAGAGACATTCAAGGGCTGGGAATGGGGAGATTGGGACTTCCAGCGCCACCTGGTTAAAATGCAAGAGGTATCCTGCAAGCAGGGGGCCAAGGTGCTGCTGGAGCAGATGACTGCGGAGAACGCCCTCTTCATGCTGGATTGCACCGATGAAGGCCTGTTCGCCCGCTTCTGCCCTGATCTGGAAAATCTCGTGATCGTCGGCAAGCTGGAGCTGCCGGACGAGAATTGGGACATCGAGGACATCGAAGAGACGCTAGCCGGACTGCGTAAGGCCGCCGACGACGTGCAGGAAACGCTGGAGAAAGCCAAGGCAAGGATTGCGGCATGGGAAGAGAAGGTGAAGGCCTTCCAAGCCGAGCCGCCACTGACGCCGGAGGAGCGGAGGGCCAGCATCGCCGCTAACCTCAAGCGGCTCAATGCGCGCTACTAGGAGAAGCAATGACTGACCGTCTCCGCCGTCTCCTCACTCCCGAGAACCTGAAGAAGGCCATCAACCTTGCATGCAAGTCGCGGGAACAGGACACGAAGATGGTCTATACCGAGGATTTCCGCGCATTCGCCCTGGAAGTCATGTGCGACTACGTGCGGAAAGTGCCCGTGACTACGCCTGAAGCCGCAACGAAATTGGAGTGGCTCATCTGCGATTATGAGGCCGGGATCAGCAACCAGTAGTGCCCATCATTTTGGGTATCCACCCGGCAAAGGCGGCATAATTCTCGCCCTGCATGAAAATAACCCACTCGATCCGCCCATACCAGCAGCCACTGCACTCATACCTGATCGGCGGCGGCTCACGCGCCATAGAGATCGCGCATAGGAGGTGGGGCAAGGACGAGATCGCGCTCATCGCCACATGCGAACTGGCGCACAAGCGCATCGGCTCATACTGGCATTGCCTCCCGGAATATCAGCAGGGGAGGCGGGCGCTGTGGACCAGCGTGAACCCGCACACTGCTAGGCGCCGCATAGACGAGGCTTTTCCGCTCGAGATCGTCGAGTCTCGCAATGAAAGCGAGATGTTCATTCGGTTCAGGAACCAGTCGACCTGGCAACTGATCGGCTCTGATCGCTTCGATAAGACGGTCGGGTCCGGCCCTGCCGGCATCGTCTACTCGGAGTGGGCGCTCGCCAACCCGAGCGCCTGGGCCTACCACCGGCCAATGCTGGAGGAAAATGGCGGTTGGGCCTTGTTCATCTCCACCCCGCGCGGCCGCAACCACTGCAAGGACATGTATGACATGGCGGTCCGCAGCCCAAAGTGGTTCGCGGAAGTCTCCACCATCCACGACACCGAGGCGCTGTCGCAGGAGCAACTGGACGAAAGCCTCGCCGAATACATCTCGCTCTACGGCGAGGACGAGGGCCGGGCGTTCTTCAGCCAGGAATACGAGTGCAGCTTCAACGCCGCCATCCTCGGCGCCTACTACGCCCGCGAGATGCTCGCCGTGCGCGCCGAGGGCCGCATAGCGGAGGTGGAGGCGCTGCCAGGCGTGCCAGTCCACACGGCATGGGACATCGGCGTCCGGGACGACACCTCGATCTGGTGGTGGCAGGTGCAGGGCACGCAGGTGGTGCTCTTGGACTGCCACTCGGAGAACCACGGGCACCTCGAGAGCTTCGCGGAGCTCGACTACCAGAAGCGCCAGGAGCACGGCTGGCCGCGCCTGAAGGACGCGAAGCATGGCGAGTGGACGACGATCGACTGGGTGCCTCACGACGCATCTGTGAGGGAGTGGGGCACGACTGGCGGCCGATCGAGGCTCGAGACCATGCAGCTCCTCGGGCTGAACCCGAGGCTCTGCCCCAACATGCGTAAGCTGGACGGGATCAACGCCGTGCGTCGGACCCTGCCTCGGGCTGTCTTTCACCCCCGATGCGAGGATTATGGCATCCCGGCTCTGGAGCAATATGCGAGAGACTGGGATGACGACAAGAAGGTCTTCAGGAACGACGACAACCACAACTGGGCGAGCCACGCCAGCGATGGCTTCCGCTACCTCGCGCTCG